ATAGAGATGGAGCGCGAGTCGTTCCTGTCGAAGTCCGAGGAAGATTTCGCCGCCCTGCGCCGGGAGTGGGGTGCCGCGGCTGACCAGAACATCGAGCTCGCCAAGCGGGCTGTGGCGAAGTTTGGTGCAGACGCCGGTATCGACGCCGACTCTCTGGAGCGGCTTGAGGAAGCGATCGGCACCGGGCCAATGCTGAAGCTGTTCCACTCCATCGGTGCGTCGTTTGCGGAAGGCACGTTCGTGGCCGCCGAGGGCACGGCTGGTGGTGCGCTCACCCCGCAGGCAGCGAAGAACAAGATCGCTGGGATGTTCGCCGATCAAGAGTTCATGGGCCGCTACATGAACCGTGACGAAAAGGTTCGGCAGGGTGCGATCGAAGAGATGATGCGATTGCAGCGTATGGCGAACCCGGAGCTGTTTACAGAGTAGTTGCTAGTGTGGTACGCGCGTGTGTATCATTCGTGCGTATCTCCTAGAGAGCCGAAAGGCATTGAGACCCGGGAGAGATCTCGGGTCTCTTTTTTAGGATCGGGCAAGTCGCAAGACCCCGCTGACAGTCGGAAAGACGAACGAATGGCGGGAGCGTAACCCGCAAGGATTTGGCCCCGGCAACGGACAAGCTATCCGAGAAACACTACATATTTAGTTTTTTTGGAGGGCTATCATGGCCGACAATATTGCATCAGTTTATGCCGTCCAATACGGCACTAACATCTCGCTGCTGTTGCAGCAAAAGGGCTCCAAGCTGCGCACCTCTGTGCAGACTGGTTCGTACAAGGGCAAGCAGTCTGAAGTCGTCACGCAGTACGGTGCTACCGCTGCTCGTGCGGTTTCGACCCGCTACCAGCCGATCGTCCCGGTCAACACCCCGAACAACCGTCGTTGGGTGTTCCCCGAGGATTTTGACTGGGCCGACCTGATCGACAATTTCGACAAGCTTCGTCTCCTCGCTGACCCGCAGTCTGCCTACGCGCAGAACGGTCTGTACGCGATGGGCCGTGCGATGGACGATGTGATCATCAGCGGTATGCTCGGCGACAACAAGACGGGTGAAGCTGGTGGCACGACCACGGGCTTCGATACGTCGAACCAGCGCGTTGCTGTGAACTACGCTGCCTCTGGCAACGTGGGCCTCACGGTCGACAAGCTGCGTGAAGCGCGTCGCATTTTGATGGAGAACGAAGTCGATCTCGACGCGGAGCCGGTGTATTGCGCCATCTCTGCCGAGCAGCACGACGATCTCTTGGGCCAGATCCAAGTGGTCTCGAGCGACTTCAACAGCGACACTCCGGTGATGAAGGATGGCAAGGTGATGCAGTTCTTGGGCATCAACTTCATCCACACCGAGCGTCTGCCGACGACCTCGAGCCATCGTCGCTGCCCTGTGTGGGTGCCCTCGGGCGTTCACTTGGGTATGTGGAATGACATCATGTCTGACATCACGCAGCGTCGTGATCTGTCTTCGCACCCGTATCAGATCTATCTGATGGGTACCTTCGGTGCCACGCGCACGGAAGAGAAGAAGATCGTCGACATCCTCTGCGCGGAATAAGGGAGTAAAGGAAAATGGCAGTTGTAGAAGTTAAATCAACCCTTGTTACCAATGCAGACGCATTGCCCGCAGTCCTCAACAACCCTCGGGTTGATGGTGGCTTCGAGCGTATCGAGGTTGCGACGGTCGCCATCACCTCTGGTGATGACATCGCCTCAACCTATCGGATGTTCCGCGTTCCCTCGAATGCGGTGATGACCGATCTGCGCATCTACTCGCCGGACATCGGCACGACGACGATCTCGGACATCGGCCTGTATCGCACCGCCAAGGATGGCGGCGCTGTGCAGGATGCAAACTTCTTCGCCGACGCTCTGTCCCTCAAGGACGGCGCGCTCAACGGTGTGGATGTTTTGCACGAAGCTGCGGTGTTCACGATTGCGAACAGCGGCAAGGAGTTGTGGGAAGCCCTTGCGCTTACCAGCGACCCGTCGGTGTTCTACGATGTGGCTCTCACCTTGACCGGCGACGCTGACGCCACCGGCACGGTGAAGCTCATCGGTCGTTACGCGGCGTAATGAACAGGGGCGGGCTGGGTAACTGGCTCGCCCCTCTCTCCTTGGAGAAATCAAATGGCAGAGCGTTTCTACGGCATTGATCGCGGCGAGCAGGGCGTTCGTAACGTCACGGAAGGTTCTGGCTCTACGGCCACCACCGACGTCGAGTTGCGCGTCGATCTTGCGGCCAATATGCAGAAGGATGAAGTCCTGTTTGCG